GTTGCTGATTTAGTGATGCAAGGTCATAGCCTTGTCAGTGCATGCAAAGAGGCGCGGATCAGTAGGTCAGTGCTGTATAAGAAGATGGGGGAGGATGCTGAGTTAAGTAATCTTATTCGCACGGCGCAGCAGCAGAGTGCGGAGAAGGCATTGGAGGATGTTGAGGTTATGTATCAGGCTCAGCTAGAAGGTAAGAAGAAGTATGATCCTAATGTGTTGAGAGATTATGCTTTGCATGTGCGCTGGAAGGTTGGCAAGGTNATGCCGGATCAGTATGGTGATGTTAAGAACCGTGCTGGTGTAGAGGTTAGCGACGGTACAGTNAGAATTGTTTGGGAAGAGTCTTGAACGTTTCAGTTTGGCTTGGGCTGTTTATCTTCAACCCTTAACTGTGAACTTCACCTGAGTGAAGGAAGTGAGTGATTGCACGCATAGTGAGGAAATTTAGTAGATGTGTTCTCAAAAGCAGTCCAAGCCAATCCTATTCTTTGCTGATTGATGCAAGTAAAAATCCCTTACAAGCCTAGAGAGCTACAGGCTGAGATGCACACCAGCGTTAGGCGTTGGAACGTGCTTGTGATGCACCGCAGGTTTGGCAAGACGGTCTGGGCTGTTAATCATCTTATAAAGCATGCGCTNACTTGTGAACTGCCACGGCCCAGAGTGGCGTTTGTTGCGCCTACTTTTACGCAAGCCAAGCGTATCGCGTGGGATTATGTGAAGTATTATGCGTCTGTGATCCCTGGCGTGAACTTTAATGAAACTGAACTGCGTGTAGATTTCCCTAATGGCGGCAGGTTAATGCTGTTGTCTGCTGAAAACCCTGACAGCTTGCGTGGTATTTATCTGGATCTGTGCGTGTTCGATGAGTTTGGGATGCAGAATCCAAGGGTATGGGGGGAGGTTGTAAGGCCGGCACTGTCCGACAGAGAGGGTGCGGCTGTATTTCTAGGCACCCCGGCAGGGCATAATCATTTTTTTGATCTATTGGAGCAAGCCAAGTCTGAGACGGCCAATGGCTCTGACCAATGGTTCCACAAGACCGTCAANGCCTCTGANAGCGGTTTGGTGAAGGCAGAGGAGCTTGAGGCGGCAAAAGCACAGATGACGCCGGAGCAATACGAGCAAGAGTATGAATGNTCGTTCACTGCTGCTATCATTGGTGCCTACTATGGAAAACTGTTGGCTGATGCCGATGATGCTGGAAGGATTACAAGGGTTCCGTATGATCCTGCTTATCCTGTGCATACAGCCTGGGATCTGGGTATAAATGACTCAACGGCTATATGGTTTGCTCAAGTCTTCCGTGGCGGCTCTGTTAACATCATTGACTACTATGAGAATGGTGGTGTTGGGCTGGATCACTACGCTGAAGTCTTACGGCAAAAGGATTATCACTACGGCGATCACCTCGCTCCGCACGATATCGAAGTAAGAGAGCTAGGTAGCGGCAAGTCACGGCTTGAGACTGCGTTTAGTCTCGGCATCCGCTTTCGTGTGATCCCAAAAATGAAAGTAGCTGACGGTATTAATGCAGCACGCATGATGATGCCAAAATGCTTTTTCGACAGAGATAAGTGTAATGATGGCGTAGAGATGCTTAGGCAGTACAGGCAGGAATGGGATGAACGCAAAAAAGTTTTTAGAGATCACCCGCGCCATGACTTTACGAGCCATGCTGCGGATGCGTTTAGGTATTTGGCTGTTGGGCTGGAGAATAAACAAAATTTTACAAAGCCTCCGCAACAGATTGCAATGAACGACTACAATCCGTTTACGTTATGATAGTTGACTTGCATCACTTCAAAAAAGCCACGGCCATGATGGCGGTAAGCCATTACCATCAAGACTATAGTGATCAGGACATGAAAGAGTTTATTGAGCCGCCATTGGCTCTAGGCAATTATCTTTTTGTTGAAGATGAAACAGGCTTTCCATGTGTGTTTGCGACATGGGCTTTTCCTGAGATGCACCACATCGACACCTATGTGCGTACCGGCAAGTTCCCGCCGTCTGGCTTCCGTGGTTGTGGTGACAGTCCTTGGGTTGTGGACTTTATTGCTTTTGGTGGCTTTCAAAGCGTAAAAGTTGGTTGCAGGTATTTGAAAGACACATTTGTCGAAATGGGATATAGTGACTGCTATTGGTTGCGTACTGAAACAGGCAAAATCGGCTTTCATGCCTTGAAGGAGCATTGATATGGGATCAGGTGGTGGCCCTGACGAGCGTGGCGCACGCGCACAAGATTTTCGTTTACAAGAGCAACGTCGTGCAATGGGTGGCGCATCCATAGGAGATACGCAACGCGCATTTCGCAGAAACATTGAGGCTGCGCAAGAGCTTGAGGCGCGAGAGGCACAGAAAACACGCATACCAGGCTTCACCGGCATGGCATTAGATGCCATAGGGCAGGCTTCTATTAAGAGGCAGGCAAACATTTTACGAGGACAATCCACCACTGCGGAGCCAGTGCGCGATGAGCGTGGACAAGTTGTTGGAGTTATGTCGCGTGGCCTTTTTGGCGGCAGAGTTTATTCTGGGCGTCCAGAGTTTGACCCCTCAAGGACAGGAATGCAGTCAGATAGAGATGACGTAACCCCAGAAGTTACACCAGAAGTCACACCGGAAATCGTGCCTGATGACACGACGCTGATGGGTGGTGGTGGCGGCGGTGGTAGCAATCGGCGTCGAACGCGTGGAACACGTTTAGGTGGCGCAGGAGACGTTGAAGAAGGTTATGGCGTTTTGTTGCGCACTAATTAACAGGAGTAGCTGATGTCTATGTTCACCCCTAGAGTTACCATGCCACCGCCACCACCGCCGCCAGAGCCGCCGGCACAGACTGACTTTGCGCGTGCAGAGGCATTGGCTTCTGAGTCCCTACGTCAAGCCACAGGCAAGCGTAAGGGGCGTGGCGCTACCATAGTTGCTGGTGCTTTGGGGGAAGAAACGGCGACAGGACAAACCCCGACACTACTAGGCTAGGTGGCTGATATGGACCCCATCAAAGAACTCGTCGCGCGTTTTGACGCTCTTGAAACTAGCCGTGATAATTGGAACACGCACTATCAAGAACTGTCAGATTTCATGTTGCCACGCAAAGCCGACATTGTGCGCAAGCGTAGTCGTGGCGAAAAACGTACAGAAAATATCTTTGATGGCACGGCATTACAGGCTGTAGACCTTCTTTCCGCTTCATTGCATGGCATGTTGACCAGTGGCGCTACGCCTTGGTTCCATCTTGCAATGAAAGATCCTGAAGTTGGGCGTGATGATCTGGTGCAACGCTGGCTGGAAGACAGTAGCAAGCGCATGATCAGAGCGTTTAATCATTCAAACTTTGAGACTGAGGTACACGAACTGTATGTGGATCTCGTTGTTTTTGGCACCGGCTGTATGTTTGTCGAGATGGATGGAGAAAGTTTACGCTTCAGCACGCGCCACATCTCCGAGTTTTACGTTGCGGAAGACCAGTTTGGCTTGGTTGATACTGTGTTCCGTAAGTACAAAATCCCTGCACGGCAAGCTGTGCAACGCTTTGGGCTGGAGAACGTAGGCAAGTTTATCCAGCGCACATTTGAAAAGAAGCCTGATGAAGAGGTAACGCTGCTGCACGCTGTTCTGCCGCGCGATGATCGTGATCCCACGAAGCGCGACAACAAGAACATGCCGTTTGCGTCAGTTTATATTTGTATGGAAACGAAAATGCCGTTAGCGATCAGCGGCTTCCAAGAGTTTCCGTACATTGTCCCGCGCTTCCTCAAGGCAACTGGTGAAGTAATGGGACGGTCACCTGCGATGGTGGCGTTGCCTGACGTTAAGATGCTTAACTTGATGTCAAAAACCATCATCCAAGCTGCCCAGAAACAAATAGATCCTCCACTACTTGTTCCTGATGACGGGTTCCTTCTGCCCATCCGCACGCAGCCAGGTGGCCTCAACTTCTTTAGGAGTGGCACAAGGGATACGATTACGCCACTTAACACCGGCGCAAACATTCCTATTGGTTTGCAGATGGAAGAACAGCGCCGTGGCGCTATTCGCTCTGCGTTCTATGTAGACCAGTTATTATCTGCACAAACGCCTAACATGACGGCTACTGAGGTAGTGCAGCGTCAGGAAGAGCGTATGCGCGTTATAGGGCCGGTTCTGGGGCGGTTGATGAATGAGATGTTGCGTCCCATGATTGACCGTGTGTTTGCGTTAATGTTGCGCAACGACATGCTTGCAGTGCCGCCAGAGATACTGCAAGGCAAAGATGTAGACATCGAATATGTATCGCCACTGGCACGCGCACAGAAGTCCAGCAGTCTGAATGGCACGATGAAGGCTCTGGAGATACTTCTGCCTCTTGCACAATCGCTGCCAGTTGGCGACCACCTCAACCCAGATGGGCTGGTCAATCATATCGTGGACTCTCTGGGTGTGCCGAAAGATGTACTGTTGCCACAGGCACAGGTGGATCAGCAGCGCCAAGAGCGTGCTGCGGCACAGGCAGAACAGATGCAGCGCCAACAGGACACAGAGGACGTTTATACGGCTGCACAAGCCGCACAAGCAGTAAGGATGGTAGGCGATGGCGGTGGAAGTTAAGAAGCTGCGAGAGATGTACAAGGGCGTGTTTAGCGATCACGCTGGAGAGCAGGTACTACGAGATCTTGAGGCACGCTGTAACTGGCGTGCTTCAAGCTATGTGGCGGGAGATGCAAATGCCACAGCGTTTGAGGAAGGAAAACGTGCAGTAATCCTTCATATCCACAACATGATGAGTGAGGACTAAATGTCAGAACAAGTGGCTGAACAGGTAGCCCAGCCTGATGCTGCGCCGATTGAAACACCGGCAGAGGTAGCGCAAGGCGGGTCTGGTAAAGACTTCTTGACCATGATACCGGAGGACATCCGCGAACATCCCAGTTTTGCGCCTATCAAAGATGTTGAAAACCTAGCGCGTTCATTCGTAAACGCACAAAGATTGATTGGCTCGGAGAAGATACCGTTGCCCATCAACCCAACAGACGAAGATCTCGACAACATCTATGGCCGACTTGGTCGCCCAGAGGCACCAGATGGTTACGAGATCAAGGCAGACGGCAACGTAATTACAGAAGATGTTGCAAGTCAATACGCTGATATTGCTCACAAATTACGACTCACGCCGGATCAGGCGCAGGGTGTGTTAGAGTATTATCGCTCTACTGTGTCAAACTCTGCGGAACAAATGCAGCAGATGGTGGCAGATCAGGCATCTAATACTGAAGCGGAACTGCGCCGTGAGTGGGGCAATAACTACGATGCCAAGCTGAATGCTGCATCGGGTGCAGCGCGTGAGTTTGCTGGTGATGGTATCCTTGATATGCAGTTATCAGATGGCAC